AATCATCACACAATACCTGATGTTGATAGAAATTATAATGATGAAAGATATAGAGGATCTAGAAATACCATAACAATGTGAGGAATATAATTTATATTGAGGAGAATTTCATAACTCCTGATGAATGTAATAAATTTATAGATCTTTCTAAATCTAATAAAAAAGAATTGCCTTATGGATCTCCCTCTAGAGGAGGAGATACTTATTTAACTACTGTAGAGTGGAAAAATCAAGGTGCTTCTTATTATGGTGGGAATGTAGATACTGTGGTTCCATCTTTAGATGAAGATGTAGTGAATAGAGTGAATAGTTTATGCAAATCTTTTGATAGTCAAAGTAATTTGGATTATGTGGGAGTAGTAAGATGGCCTGTTGGCACTTTTATGAAACCCCATACTGACAACAATAATAATCATCCACAAGATATATTTGCTGCTATGCTTTATCTAAATGATGATTTTGATGGAGGATGTACAGTTTTTGAGCATTTAGAAGTCAAACCAGAAGTAGGAAAACTTATTATATTCTCTAATGCACATTATTTACATTATGTGAACAAAGTAGAGGGTGCAGAGAGATTTGTTCTTTCTTTCTGGTATAATAGGTCTTGACAACAGATCCCATCTACCTTATACTGATGGGATATGCAGGACACTCTATGGAAGAAGAATATTTGTCTCGTTGTGTCGTAGACACCGTTAGAAGGACTGTTCACATCTATTCTAATGAGGGAGATAAGAAAACTGTAGAGTGTGATACGCCTGAAGAGTTCATAAGTGTATTAAATTATGTTCGTGAACACGCACCTGTTGACACCGTATCCTACGTTGATCCTATTTGATTATGATTTATTTTGTTGGTCTTGCGATGATTGTCACCATTTGTTTATTTGTTTACTATTTGGGACTTTATAATCCACATTAATTGATAAATAAGGTGGAGGAAAATAAAGAAAGATGAAATACCTCATACACACTCAATATTGTTGGTATGATACTTCTGAAGGTGAAAAAATTGTTTGCATGTATTTTATTCAAAATGTCCCTTTCACCTTTGATGAATTACCTGAAATTGCAAAGGATGATTCTGAAATAGTTTCTCTTGCTAATGGTCAAAAGAGATGGAATGAAGAAGATCTTTATAGGGCATACTCTTATTTAATGGAAGAAGAGTGTAATCCTATGCTATTTGAGTTAGAGTTAGAGAATCCTGAATTAGTACCGATTGATTGAATATATATTGAAGGGTTTTTGTGATGATAAATAATCCATAACAAGAACTATAGTTGAGTAAGATGGGTCTTTCCAGATTAGATAATTTTTTAAAATCGACGAGAGGGAACATTCTCTATGTGAATCCAAATGATTTGGATGCAACAGATAGTATAGAGAATCAAGGTAACTCATTAACTCGCCCTTTTAAAACAATTCAACGTGCTTTAATAGAAGCATCAAGATTTTCATATCAGAAAGGATTAGATAACGATAGATTTGGTAAAACAACAGTATTATTATATCCTGGAGAGCATGTAGTAGATAATAGACCTGGTTGGATTCCTGATGGGCAAGATAATTTTAGACTTAGAAATGGTACGACATCTGATAATTTACCCCCATTTGATTTAACAACAAACTTTGACTTAAGTTCTCCTAATAATGAACTTTATAAGTTAAACAGTATTCATGGTGGTGTTATTCTTCCTCGTGGTACTTCAATTGTTGGTTTAGATTTAAGAAAGACAAAGATCAGACCTAAGTATGTCCCTGATCCAGAAAATAATGATATTGAAAGATCTTGTTTGTTTAGAGTAACTGGTGGATGTTATCTTTGGCAGTTCTCTATGTTTGATGGAGATCCTAATGGAAAGGTATATAAGGATTATACTGCAAATGAATTTGTTCCTAATTTCTCTCACCATAAACTAACATGTTTTGAGTATGCTGATGGTGTTAATGAAGTAAAGATTAATGATGAGTTTATCACTAACTATACAACAAATAGAACTGACCTTACCATGTATTATGAGAAGGTTGGTCTTGCATATGGACAATCTTCAGGTCGTGCAATTGAACCAGATTATCCATCTACTTCAATTGATATTCAAGCAAAAATTGATGAATATCGTATTGTTGGATCCACTGGTAAGTCTGTAGGTATTACTAGCATTTTTGCAGGAGATGGAACTACTACTTCTACAACTGTTACTGTTACTATTGAGAGTGCAATAACTGGATTGGATGTAGATACTCCAATTGTAGTTGATGGTATTTCTGCTGCTGGATATGATGGTAAGTTTGTTGTATCTGAAAGACCTAGTTCTACACAGGTAAAATATCAGGTTCAAAATTCACCAACCACACCAAATCCCTCTGCAACAGGTTCTACATTAACTCTTTCATCTGATACTGTAACGTCTGCATCACCTTATATCTTTAACTGTTCATTGAGATCAGTTTATGGTATGTGTGGTATGATTGCTGATGGTAAAAAAGCAACTGGATTTAAATCTATGGTTGTTGCTCAGTTTACTGGTATTGGACTACAGAAAGATAATAATGCATTTGTAAGATTTAATACTGATGATATCCCATCTGGTAATTATGATACGAGTTTAACTGTTGATAATTTAAGTACAAATTCACAAGCAATCTATAAACCATCATATAGAAACTTTCATGTTAAGGTGACTAATGAAGCAGTCATACAGGCTGTTTCTGTATTTGCTATTGGTTATGCACAACATTTCTTAACTGAGAATGGTGGAGATATTTCACTTACAAACTCTAACTCTAACTTTGGTGCTGTTGCACTATCATCTAAGGGATTTAGAAATACTGCATATACTCAAGATGATGTAGGATATATTACACATATTATTCCACCAAAGACAGTTCCACTTCCTGAGAGTGCTATTGAATTTGAGTCTATTGATGTTAATACAACAGGAAAGGCAGTTGGTGTTGGATCAACAGGACATTTATTCCTTTATAATCAAACGAACCAAGATTCTAAACCAGAAAATGTTTTAGAAGGATATAGAGTAGGTGCAAAGAAAAGTGATCAGTTAAATGTTCTTGTTTCTTATGCTGGATCTGTAACTGAGTACAGTTCTCGTATTACTATGGATGGTTATAAAGCCACCAGCGGTGAGGATTTAACTCAATTAAGTTCAGAAAAAATATTTACAGTTAATCAAAGTACATTAGGAATTAACAGCATTGGATCAAACAGTCAGGGTGGAAATGATAAAGTCATTACATTAACTGCACCTCACTCCTTTATCAATGGTGAATCTGTTCGTGTTATAAGTGATAATGGGCAAGTTCCTGATGGTTTAGATGCTAATACTGTTTATTATGCAATTACAAGTGGAACAGGAATTTCAACCAATGTTAATATTAAAATTGGTAAGACATTAAATGAAGCACTTGCTGATACTGCTCTTGCTATTAATAATAAGGGTGGTCTTTTAAAAGTTATTAGTAGAGTATCTGATAAGGTTTCTGGTGAGAGAGGACATCCAATTCATTGGGATAATTATAATTCTAACTGGTATATTAATGTTGCCACTGCTTCTACTGAGAATGGTATTTACAATAGAATAGTTGGACTTGGTTCAACAGGACTTGGAAGTGCTACAACAAGAACCTATATTAAGAGAAAATCTGATAATAGAAACGCAGTAGACACTCTCTATAGAATGAGGTATGTAATTCCTTCTGCTAGTGGAGTTACTGTTGCACGTCCACCATCTGATGGGTATATCATTCAAGAATCTAATACTGGAATTGGTGGAACTGATGCAGAGGTTCAAACTTATTTTGGTAGTGGATCACTCTCTAATATAAATCAACAAAGAAACTTTACTATTATTTCTGATGCTTCTTGGGATAGTAGTTCTTCTATTAATGTAAGCACAGAACTTCCTCATGATTTATCTGTTGGTTCTGAAGTTGAGTTAGTTAATATTACTAGTTCAAAAAATACTGCAGGAACTGCTGCTACTGGATTTAATAGGCATTATGAAGTTATTGGTATTAGTAGTGCGAAGTGCTTTACTGTTGGATTAACAACAGATCCAGGCACATTTACTAATGATCTTTCTTCTAGAACAACCTCTCTACCTTATTTTAAGAGAAAAAGATATAATAATACATATACAATTTACACTTCTAAGGAATCTCAAGAATATATTGCAGGAAAGCAAGATGGTGTTTATTATTTGACAGTAGCAAATGCATCTAATGCTCCTACTGTTACTCCATTTAAGAGTGAGGATTTCTCTCAACCTGTTAAAGATCTTTATCCTCAAACTAATAGAGATACTCCAGTTTCTGATCCTTCCGAGACAAAATCATTTGCTATTCCTGGAACTATTGGTAAGGTTGTAGTCGATAATCCTCAACACAGTCTTACAAAAGAAACGTTAAACAAGTTTGTTACTGATACTGAAATTGGTGTTGGTATTACTAATATTTTCTCTGCTACAGGAACTGCTCATACTATTACCACTGTTTTAGAACATGGTTTTAATAGAGTTACTAAGATTGGTATTTCTTCTGGTGGTGCTGGTTATGGATCAGGGGTTGCAGGAGATCTTTATAATGCTAAATTAATTTCTATTGGATCTTCTACAACTGGTGACGGTGCTACTGCAAAATTAACTGTCAATGGTAGTGGTACTATTACTGCTGTTCAGTTAATGGATGGTGGTAGTTCTTATGGTATTGGTAATACTTTAAACGTTGTTGGTGTTGCTACTACTTCTGGATTTGTTCAGGCATATGTTGAAGTTCAGAAAATTTATAATAATGTTGGTGATGTTATTAGAATATCTGGTGTAACATCTGAATCTTATGCTGGATATAATCAACTTTATAGAATTACTAATGTTGATGTTGGTGTAGCAAGAAGTATCACCGTAGAATCTGCATCTACTGTTTCTGGATTTGCAACAGTTGGTATTGGTTCTACAGGTGAATTAGCTGTTGGTGTTGGACAAACATTAACTTCTAATGCATATATGTACCAGACAGGTGAGTCTGTTCCTATTAGTGCAATAAGTTATGATTTCAACTCTGGTATTGCAACTATAACCAGTAGTGGTAATCATGGATTATCTGTAGATGAAAGTGTACAGTTTACTGGCGCAGGTCAAGCACAATATAATGGTAATTTTGTTGTTACTCAGAATAATAGTTTAACTCAGTTTGCAGTAAACATGGGAACTGGTACAACCAATCCAACTGCAACAGGAACTATATTTGCTTATCGTGAAGGATTTGCTGCAAATGGTGGTGTAATTACTGTAGAGGATGAGAATCTAACAGGTAGACAAGTTCCAACATATGCTGGATTAACTACTACACTTTCTGCAGCAATTAGTAATTCAACCACTACAACGGTTTCTCTTACTAATCAAAGTTCAGGTAATAATGATATTGATATTGGTGATTATCTAATCGTAGATAATGAGATGATGAGGGTTAAGAGTACAGTTTCTGATGGAGATTCTTCTGTTACTGTTTTCCGTGGTGTATTAGGATCTAAAGCAGATAGTCATGTTATTAGTTCTGTTGTTAGGAAGGTTGATGTTAAACCAGTAGAATTAAGAAGACACTCAATCATACGTGCTTCTGGTCATACATTTGAGTATGTTGGTTTTGGTCCAGGTAACTATTCAACAGCACTTCCAAATAAACAGAATAGAGTGGTTACTC